ATCGTCATCAGGCTCCGGCGGGGCCGCCCCGGGCCGCCCGGCCTCGGGCTCCACACGTTCGTTTGCGTTGCTGGTTCCCCCGCCGCCCATCTCCTCGAGCACCAGCAGCTCCAGGCCATCATGCAGCCGTTGCAGCTCGTCCTCGTCAAAGCCCAGCAGCCTGGGGTCCAGGTCGATCGCCGCCAGCTCCTTCGCCAGCAGCTCCTGGTCCCACGTCGCTCCCTCCGCCAGCCGGTTGTCCGCCAGCAGGTACGCCCGCCGCTGCACCTCATCCAGGTGGTCGAGCACCACCACCGGCACCTCAGCCAGCCCCAGCAGGTGCGCAGCCTGCAGCCGGCCATGGCCCGCCAGGATCCCATCCGCGCTGTCCACCAGGATCGGCGCGGTGAAGCCGAACTCGCGGATGCTCGCCGCGATCTGCTCCACCTGCCGATCGGGGTGGACCCGCGCGTTGTTCGCATAGGGCCGCAGCCGCTCCAGCGGCCACATCTCCAGCCGCTTGGCCATCGCAGGAATGCTCACGTCGCTCATGCCCTCATCAGGCCATCAGCACCCATCGTTGCGCAACCATGCGTCCCCCTACCGTTGGCTCCTCCCTGATCAATTTCTGGCGCAGCACGCCCCAAACAGACCGCTCAGGTTCTCGCAATAACGGCCGGCTATTGAGAAACTCAGTCAGGGACTGGCTTTTGCAACCCGGAAAATTTGCTGGCTCTAGCGAAAAATCGGGAGTCGCGGACCCGCAAGGGGTGTGGTCGTCGGAGGACCCAAAAGGTGGGGGCGGGGGGGGGTGGTGCGGAAGTTGCGGAATGGTTGCGAATCAGCCCCTGCCGTATCCCCTGCCCATGGCCCCCAGGGCGCGAAGGATGCCGGACTCGAGAGCGTCCTCGATGCGCACCTCGGTGCGCGCCTGGAGGGCCGGGGACCACTTGCCTCCGGTGTAGACCGCGTGGATGGAAGGGCCGTGAATGACGTCGAGCGGCATGCGGGCCTTGCCGCGGCGTTTGAAGGGCAGGCCCTTGGCCATGAAGCCGGACTTCACCACGGTGCGTTCGCCCCGGAAGATGCTCATGCTGAGCCCCGTGTTGGTCTGGCGAGGCTTGAACTGCATGGCCGTGATGGGCTTTCGGGAGGTACGCAGGATCGCGGTCTGCCCGGCGTCACGGAACTGGGGCTGCGAGACGTCCTGCTTGATGCGACCGGCGGGAATGGCGTAGCGCTGGCCGATCGACTTGGCCAGGGTGGTGCGGCCGGCACGGGCGGCATCACGGACACCGGCCTTGATGGCCTTGGGGATGTCCTGGGTGGAGAGCTGCCCCAGGGTGCGGGAAAGGGCCTCGTCGCCAAGGATGCGGGCGCTGATGTCGATGCGTGCCATGGGTGCCTCCAATGGGCCCAGTCTGCCAACCTTCTGAGCTTTCCAACCTGACCAACCTGCTAACCATTTCCCTTACGCGGGTCCACATGCCCCCTTTACCCCCTATTCTCCCCTTCTATATCTACTATCCCATTTAAGTTGGAAGGTTAGAAAGGATAGAAGACACGTTGGCATGAATGGGGTTTGGGGCTTCCAACCTCGCTGAGTGAGGTTGGAAGAACACCCACTTGAGGCGACCATCAACGGTGGCCCGACGCTTGGCCCATCCAACCTCACGCATGATGCTTCCAACCTGCATCTGGTCGGCACGTGTCTGCTGACCGATGGGTTTCTGGACTGCTTCGGTCAGCAGGAGCTCCGAAGTGATGACCCTGTTGAAGTTGGCTGGAGCGCGCAGCCAGGCCTCGATGGGCTCGCGCCAGGGGTTGGAAACCTGGTAGGCCTCGTTCTCTCGGTTGACCTGCAACGAGAGATCGAGGGGGAGGTAGTTGGGGTCTCCGGCGCGGTGGGCATGTACAGCGGCGGCCCAGATTGCGTCGCGCTCGGCCGCCAGGGTGCCGGTGTCGATCGGCTCGGCCTCATGGCGGGTGGTGGGGATCACCCAGAAGCGGCGGTTGCCGGTGTCGTCGACCAGGAAGCCTTCGGTGCGGTTGGTCGAACCGACGATGATGCCGCGGCGTGGTGTGTGCTCCACCGCCTTGCCGTAAGGGGCCCTGAAGAGGTCGGACTGGGTGGTGAGGAAGGACTTGATCTGGCCGGCGTGTTTCCGGGAGGTGACGTGATCGAGCTCAGCCCACTCCATGATCCAGCTCCTGTGGAGCTTCAACAGGTCGTCCTTGCTGCTGAGATCGCCTAGGGAGTCGGAAAAAAAGGGCCCACCGAGGACGGACCAGAAGGAGGACTTCCTGGCTCCTTGGTCGCCGGAAAGGATGCAGGTGGTGTCGTGCTTCGAGCCAGGGTTAAAGGCACGGCGGACTGCACCGATGAGGGTGCAGCGGAGCATGTGGTCGTAGAGAGTGGGGCCGCCGTGGTTGGCATCTCCGGGGCGGAGATAGGCGGTGGCGAGGCCGTTGATGTAGGCCGGGGCCACGGTGGCGGCCACGTGCTCCAGATAAAGGATCACGGGGTCGTAGGGGTGCTCGCGGGCCACCTGCACGAGGGCATCGACAGCGAGCTCTTTGGAGACCTTGAAGCCCTGATCAGCAAGGGAGAGGTAGAAGCGCTCGGCCCCTTCGAGGGGAGCGCCATCAACCTCGACCTGCTGATGGAAAACGTTCCACCGGATGCGCTGGCCGTCATGGGCCTGCTGGCGGAGCATGAAGAGGATCTCAGCCGCTTCGAGCTTCAGGGGCTTGGCGAGGGCAGGTGCGTAGGACTGCTGCTGCTTGGCTTGCTCCGGCCCCGGCGAAGTTGCCTGCGACTGGGGCGGGGATAGCGGGGGCAGAACAGGGCTCTGCTTACGAATGTGGAACCGGAGGCGATCGTGCAACTTCTCATCAGGCGTGGAGGGCCTGGGGCTGCGGGCCTCGGCGCCGTCGAACCGATGCCAAGCCTTCTTCTCGTCGAAGTCGCGGGCCTTCCCCTTGGCGGCCTGGATGTGAAGCGCGAAGGCTTGGGACGCGGTGAGATCGGGGGTGTAACCCTGGGCGCGAATCCAGGTCTCAGTGCCGCGGAGATCGAGGGCAAGGGCCAGCTGGTCATCGTTCCAGGAGCCTGGAGTGCCGCCGGAGTCAATCAGCTCGTGTGAGGTGCGGCTGATGAAGTCGAGAAGCGGCAGCGGACCATCAACCGGTGGTGGTGGTGATGCGGGCCGGTTGTCGGAGGTGATGAACGGCAACTGCTCGGGTTCGGGCTCTGGCTGATCCAGCAGCAGCTCGATGAGCGGCGTGGGCGCATCGGCTAGGGCCTGCTCTGATGGGCCGCGGCCGTTGAGCCAGCGATAGCCGTTCGTCTCTGGGTGGTGGCCAGCAACAACTGAGTAGTGGCGTGCCCAGCGGAGGTCGATCTGCTCAGCCTTGCCATCAGGACCAAGCACCTTGGTGGGCTTGCCAGTGGCAGGGTCAGGATCACCGGTAAACCAAACGCGGCGATTGCGAAGAGCGGGCCAGAACTGCTCAGGAACGGTGTAGATGATCTGGAAGCGACCATCGCGGCCTGAGGTCATGGCCCACGATTTGGGCAGTGAGCGCAGTGGGATGCCCAAGCGCTCCAGCTGCGCGGTGGCCGTGATGCCGTCGTGGTCTACGAACAGGAGGCCACCGGATGCGGGGCCTGCCTGAACACCAATAGCCTGTGCGCGACCGGAAGTGATCTCGGCCGCCATCTGGGCCTTGGTCATGGGTTGCGTGGCCCAGTTCCAGTCCTTAATGTACGGCCGCTTATTGGGGCCGATGGCGACAAAGGCCCAGTGTTCTGGCAGCGCCTGGAGCTGCTGCAGGAGCTGCTGTGTCACGGGGCTTCCCGAATGGCAGAGGCGGCTCGTTGAAGGGCATGGAGGATCTCTGGCTTGGCGTCAGGCGAGTAGCGGCAGTCGATGATGGCCTGCTCGCGAAACTGCCGCAGGATGCGAAGCGTCCGCTCCCGCTCATGCATCACGCCAGCCCGCCAGGCGGTGGAGTCGGGAATGGCGAGGATGTCGGTGTCGCTCAAGGTTGCACCTCTGCCTCAGGCTCCAGCTCTGGGAAGGCAGGAAACGAGAAGGAGTTGACCAGCTCAATAGGCGTGAGGCCCCGATCCTGGGCAGCACAGCTGAGCCGGTTGGTGAGGATTCGGCAGTGCTTTACCGTGGCCTCCGTCACGTAAAAAGACCAGTTGCGGAAACGGATCTGGTAGGTCGCCCAATCCTCTGGTTTCAGTGCCCAGGTCAAGGCCTGCTCGTTCGATTGGCAGTCGCAATGGTTTGCGTCGCGGTAGAGGCGCCGCAGACGGACCATTGCGGTCTCGGGGGCGATGGTCATGGTGGGAAGCAGAGTGCCCACCGACGCTACGAGCGGCAGCTGCTGCAGGCCTGTTGATTGCAACAGTGCTTTACATTCGCAGAATGGATAGAGCGTCGGGGACTGAACGTGCGATGCCGGCCATGCCACCTGCCTGCTGCACCAAGTTGATGAAGGCCTGCTGGTGCTCAGTTGGGCGGCCTCGGTCCTTGACCTCGACGGCGGAAAAGACGGCGACGCGCTGGCCCACCATCTCGGGGGTGATGGTGATGGTGCGGAAACCAATGAGATCGCTGCTCCCGGGGCAGAGGCCGTAGCGCACCAGCTGGCCTTGGGCATCGCGAAGTGCCCCGACGTTGTTGCGCCAGAGGCGAGCGGGGCCACTGCCGGCCGCCAGCTGGATCTCCGACTGAATGTGCCGCTCATCCGAACGCTCGGGCATGGGGCTGACCTCTAGCTGCAAGCATGTGCGCGACCCATCCTGGCTTATAGCCCCGCTCACGGGCGATCGCTTCGAGCTCCTCGCGAGTGCGGGCCTGAGCCACCTCGCGGCGCTCCTGCCTGCGCAATTCGGCGCCGGTGAGCTCCCGCAGATCGCCTTCGATCACCTTCAGTTCCCGGCGGGCCTGCTCAAGGACGTGGCCGCATTCTGGGCATGGGTTGGCGGTGGAGGGGATGGCTGCGAAGCACTTCATGCAGATGCGGATGGGAATGGCCTGGCTTGGTTTTTTGGCCTTGCCCTTGGGCCGGCCCTCCAGGGACCACTCGCGGGGATCTGTGGGGAGGCCGTGGCGCAGGGTGTTGCCCACGTGGTCGTTGATCACAGCGTGAGGCTTGCCGGGGCATGGGCGAAGTACGCGGCCGGCCTGTTGGAGATGCAGGCCCAGCGAGTCGGTTGGGCGGAGCAAGATCGCACCGGTGACGCTGGGGATGTCGGTGCCCTCGCTGATGATGTCGCAGCTGGTGAGCACCTTCAGCTGACCGGTGCCCAGGTCGTTGATGGTGCGGCGGCGGA